ATTAAAGATTTATCATATTTAGGTAAAATGATTAATACTTTAGAAAACGAATTAAACATTAAGGAAACAAGAAAGGGAAAAGATTTATTAATCGACATGTTAAATCATAAAACAGAATTAAAACAGAGGTTAAAATATGTTGGAGATTTAAACTATGAATTAGTAAGAAGATGAGAGAAGCAACAGTAATTTACGATAATATAGAACTAACATTAGTAGGGCAATTTTATGAAGGTGACGATCGTACATATATGTATCCAGGCAGTTGTAGTGATTTTAATTTGTGTAAAGTGTTACATGGAGGAGAAGACATAATTGACTTGCTCGCAGACTATGTAATAGACAATTTAGAATTAGAAGCAGTAAAAGAAATAGAACAAGGAGAGAGAGATTATGATAGTACTATTTGATGCAGACAGTTTAGTTTATTCCTCATGTTGCGGAGTAGATGATATTTTAGATGAAGCTATTGGAAAGTTTGATCAGGTTTTCATGTCTATAATAAATAGACTAGAAGAAACTTACGATATAGAAAAGGTAATTACTTTTAATAATAGTAGAGGTAATTTTAGAAAATTATTAGATCCTAATTATAAAGCAAATAGAAAAAAACAAGAACATCCCAAATTATTAAATAAAATGCATGAAGAAATATCTGCTATTTATTCTTCTAAAAGTTGTTATGGAATGGAAACAGATGATTTGGTTGCAACGTATTGGAAAAAGCTGACTGATGAATTAGGGCAAAACAATGTAATTATAGTTTCATTAGACAAAGATTATAAGCAATTGCCTTGCATATTATATAATTATCACTATCAACATCAAACAATATCAAACATAAGTTATAAAGAATCATTATATAATTTTTATAGTCAAATGATTATTGGAGATAGCGCAGACAATGTAAACTATTGTAAAGGTTATGGAAAGGCATATGTAAAGAGATTATTTCAGGATTGCGAAACTAATTATCAATTTACAAAAAAGACATACGAGTTATATAAAGAGATATACAAATCAAAAGGAAAACAAAAATACATTCAATGTTATAATCTATTAAGATTAAGGGTTGGATGGAAGGATTAAAGAATGATATAATATATCAATTTTATTATATAGCTTTATATGATTATGAAAAGGGCAATGATGTAGATGAATTAAAAATCATCATGTATGATTATGAAGATAAAGAACTATATTTAGAATGTGAAGGAATAAGATTAGCGATAGAGTATATAGAATTTTTAGAATTAATAGAAGAAATAATAGATAATGATTAAAAAAAGAATATTATGATAATGGAAACAATTAAAAAGGTAATTGAGAAAGAAACTAAATTATCTTTAAGCGTAAGATCAAGAAAAAGGGAATATCTTTTTGCAAGGGCTTTATATTATAAGTTATGCAAAGAGGAAACAGCATATTCATTACAAAAAATAGGAGATTCATTAGGCTTCAGTCATGCAAACGTAATGCATAGCATTAATAAAATATATCCTGAAATAAAAAAATATGATACAGATTCCTATTATGCATATTTAAAATGCCAAAACTTAACAAAAAAAATAAAGGAACAGCAGTTTAATTTGTTAAATGAAGCTATTAATGAATAATATGAAAAAAAAAATAAATATATTAGAAGTAAAACCCAATGCAGTTAATCCTAGATACATTAAGGATCATAAGTTTAAAAAGCTAGTTAAAAGCATAAAGAGTTTTCCTGAAATGCTAGAAAAAAGACCAATCATAGTTGATGAAAACATGATAGTTCTTGGAGGAAATATGAGATTAAAAGCATCAATAGAAGCTGGATTAAAGGAAGTCTGGATAGATATTGCAGAGGGATGGTCAGAGGATCAAAAGAAAGAATTTATAATAAAAGACAATGTAGGCTTTGGAGAATGGGACTGGGATATATTAGCCAATGAATGGAACAAATTTGAAATACAAGACTGGGGATTAAGTTTGCCAATCTTTCAAGACAATTTAAGCAATAATGATGAATACAAAGGAATGAATCCTGATCTTGAATTAGAATCTTTTATGAATGCAGAAATAAAAAGATTGTATTTAGTTTATGATTCAGAAACATATTCTAAAGTAATTGATTGGTTTAATAAAAAATTAAAAGAAACAAACCTAAATGATTATTCAGAATATATTTTAAAATTAATTGAAGATGAGAAAAATTGAATTAAAAAAAATTAATGATTGCAAGGAGTTATTAAAGACAACTCCAAAGAAAGAACATTATAATCTTTTAATAAATGAAGATTGCGTTTTTACAAAGGAAGGAAAAACTGTAGGCATATATATTAAAATAGACAACGAAAAATTAATGCCAATTAGAAAAGCATCATTAACAACTAAACTCTCTAAAAGTTCTAGAACTAGGGGCATACCAACCAAAAGCAGTATTTTTGGATCATTGCCTAGAATAGCTAGAAGAAATGATTTTTGCAGATATTCAGCGCATACAAAAAACGAAATACAAAATACAAACATAATGTTTACTTTTATGGCAGATCTTATAGATATCTATAAAGAACATCTTCCTGAACAATATGAAAGAGATTTAAAAGTAATTAAAGAAAGCGTAGTTGAGGATTATGCAATTAAAAAAGATTCTCCTTTTCTAACATGCAATATAAACGTAAACCATGCTATCAAATACCATAGGGATTCAGGAAACTTTAAAGAAAACTTATCTAATGTTTTAATTTTAAAAGATGGCATAATTGGAGGGGAATTAGTTTTTCCTGAATATGGATTTGCATTATCTCAAGAAGATGGGTATTTAGCAATATTTGATGGGCAAAAAGAAATTCATGGAGTTATGCCTATATTCCAAACAAAAGAAGACCCTTACAGGGCTTCAATAGTTTACTACTCATTAGAACAAATGAAACATTGTTACCCTTATAAAATGGAAGTTGAAAGACTACAAAAGGTATCAACAGAAAGAGCAATTAAAAGAGCTAATAATATAAATCCAACGAAATAAAAAATGAACAAATCCGACACTATAAAAGAAAAGTTAATTGAAGCATTAGAAAAGAGTTTAGGCGTTGTAACAACCGCTTGCAAGAACGCTAATATACATAGATCAACTTATTATGATTGGTATAATAAAGATGAGGAATTTAAAAACAAAGTTGATTTAATTCAAAATGTTGCTTTAGATTTTGCAGAAAGCCAATTGCATAAACAAATACAAGAGGGATCAACAAGCGCAACAATATTTTATCTAAAGACAAAAGGCAAGGCAAGAGGATATCAAGAAAACCAAGCTATTGATTTAAATACTTCAGGAGAAATTAATGTAAACTTCAAGAATTTAATTAGTGCAATTAAAGATAAGGGATAAATTTTTGGTATGGGATAAAGTAGACTCACGATACTTTATTATAACTGGTGGTAGAGGATCTGGGAAATCTTTTGCCATCAATACCATGCTATTGCTTTTAACTCAAGAACAAGGGCATACTATTCTATTTACTAGATATACTTTGCGATCAGCAAACATTTCTATCATTCCAGAATTTAAAGAAAAGATAGATCTTCTTAAATTAAATCATATGTTTCATATAACTAAAGATGAAATAATAAATAAGAATTCAGGATCAAAAATATTATTTAGAGGAATCAAAACATCTTCAGGAGATCAAACAGCTAATTTAAAATCATTGCAAGGAATAACAACTTGGGTAATGGATGAAGCTGAAGAATTAGTTGATGAAAGCATCTTTGATAAAATAGATTTATCAGTAAGAAAGAAAGGCATAGACAATAGAATAATGCTAGTATTAAATCCAGCAACTAAAGAACATTGGATTTACCAGCGTTTTTTTGAAAGTAAGGGTATTGATTCAAAAAGTAATTTAAGTACAGGAAATGTTACTTATATCCATTCTACGTACCTAGATAACATTGATAATTTGTCTGATAGTTATTTAGCAAGAATAGAAGATATAAAAAACAATAGACCAGCAAAATATGAGCATCAAATATTAGGAGGATGGTTAGAAAAAGCAGAGGGAGTTATATTTAGCAATTGGTCAATAGGAGAATTTAAAGAAGTTTCAACTGTTGTGCTAGGTCAAGATTATGGATTTTCAGCAGATCCATCGGTATTATTAAAAACTAGCATAGATAAAAAAAATAGAAAGATTTATGCAAAGTTATGCTTTTATAAAACGCATTTAACAACAAGCAACATTGCTCAACTTAATAAACAATTTGCTGGTCAGAATTTAATTGTAGCTGACAGCGCAGAGCCAAGGCTTATAAATGAATTATCCAGGCATTGCAATATAGTTCCAACAATTAAAGGGCAAGGATCAATCATATTCGGAATTAGCTTATTACAAGACTATGATTTAATAATAGATCCTGAAAGCACAGAGATAGTTAAAGAGCTAAATAATTACTCATGGTTAGAAAAGAAATCGCAAACTCCGATAGATAAATTTAACCATACTATTGATGCTTTAAGGTATGCAGTAGCATATCAATTAGAGAATCCAAACAAAGGAGAATATTTTATTTATTGATGTTTATTTGTTTTTATTAACAAAATTGTTTATATTTAAGTATTATTAATATAAAAACAAGGTTATGAAAACAGAATTAGAATCATTAAAAACATCCTTAAACAAA